CCAATAAATGTTTGATGCTAAACAATGATAATCATCCGATAAATCATATGGTGTGTTTACAAGTGATGTTGCTATGTCTTCAACAATCTCTCTTGTTTCAACAACTGTTTCTTGAATCTGTTCCAGTTGTTCATTCTTTGATAATTCGTTATAGATTACAGTTGCGATAACTGCACCTACAAATACTGCTTGATATCTTTTCATACTAGACTTGTTATTAGATTTTTTATTAGAAAAACTAAACCTACTCCGTTTAAAATTATTAAGGCTCTATCTCTCCATAGAACCGACACTATCAACCATAAACATATACCTATGATTGATAAAATTAAATCTGTTTGTTGTAGTCCGTCAATCCCTCGTATTGACATTGCTGTTAATATAAAGACACTAGCCACCCATTTAATATACCAATCTTTTGTATATTTCGGAGTAGCTGATTTGAATATTCTTTTTGAGTTCTCTAACTCTTTTTTATCAAATTTAGCTGTAGACATATTTATTATTTCACTTGTTTTAAACATACTATATAATTAAAGGGAGAGAAGGAGTCGGTACACTTAGGGACATTTCACCAGTTACAGCATATATCATTACGAAACCCAATTTACGAAATACCACTCGGGACTCCTTCTCAGAACTTTAATTATTCAAATTTATTGATCCTCCATCAGTGCAAGAACAGCCTCTGACTGTTTTTGAATTTCTTCTTGTTGAAGTTGAATCTGTTCGCGTTGTCTTTCTTCGCGAGTTTGTTTTTGTGGTAGATAGGAAACAGTTTCCATTACACATTCTCCAGTGGTCTCGGAATATATCCGATTTTTACTTTTTTAAATTTACGCCTAGCTTTACTGAATAAAGTAGACGGCCTTCCAAACTCAACCCATTGAGTCAAGTCATTTTCAATAAAGTAGCCACAACAATGACCAGCTCTATTCAAAACATAAGTGTGACTTGGAACATTACATTCGATACTACTCCAATCAGTAGTTTCTTGTATACATTCAAAATCACTAAAATCTGTTATCGGCGGATACTTGTTTGATTTACTGTACCAACCTTTCTCCCACTTCGGATGTGGTCGTTCATCAGAATATTCTATTCTGTCTCTCATAATAATGATTTACCAATCCAAACTATCATACCAATCAAGACGATCCATTTCCACATCTTGAAACCTAATCTAATGAATGAAGTTATTGTACCAAAGAAGATACCAAATGTAACTCCAACTATCATTATCCATGTAAGTGTTTCTATTGTAAATTCCATTACGCTACCTCCTTCCTATTCGGTAGTTCATGCCATTCAGCATGACATAGAACAGCGTCTTCATGTCCGTACCTTGTATCAGTATTCTGAAAAATTCCAAGGGCATACTCTGCAGCGACAGAAGACATATATGATTTACCACCAACATTCCAAGTAATGTCTTCATAGTCATTACCAAAATTTCTCGAATAACCCCAATCATAAAGACTGAAGCTACCTCTTTCGAGCTCACCACCGTCTTCTTCATCTTCATCATACAACTCAAAATCAATCACAAACTCTGTTGTGATATTATCACCTTTACCTTCGAAAGCTGGCTCTCCAAACATTTCTTTAAGATCACCAAACGAAGCTGTTATTGTACCAACTCTTGATCCACCCGCTGTACCTGAGTTACAAGGTATGAACAAGATTGATTTTTTTCTATTACTATTTTTCATCATGTTACTATTATACTAAAAGTGTACCTGCGGTTTCAAGTGTAAAAACTTAATTTTTGAATTGAGTCTGTACACCAATTAAACTCATAATCTTTAATAAACGATTTAAGAAGGTTTGTATTGTAATCAATTTCATACAAACAATGCTGTACCATTTGACCATCCCAAAACTTGAAGATAAGAGAATGAATATTGGTATCGGCATCGTATTCATCTTGAAAGACTTCAACATCTTCACCTGAAGGTATCATAACCATACCTGTTGCATATCCTCTTTCATCTTCTAGAACAAATGGATCCTGTTCTCCAAAATACATCTGACTCATTTTAATAAACTCTTGATTGGTGCTCCACACTCACCACACTTTCTTGTACCACCTGCTGAATAACCAGAGATGTAATGTGGACCTGTCCAAGCTATTGAGTAATCTTCAAAGATATTACCACGAGCTTGATTCAACGCTGGTGTTCTCCAACCAGCAGCTTTAAGAATATCACCTTCTTTGAATTTGGGATTTGATAAATTGATAAATCCCCATACTGAATTCTTAGAAATGATTTTCAGATATTTACGACCACCTGCTTCATAAGCAAGTCCTTCACGAAACTCTTGTCTCATGTTTTCTGAATCCATAAACTTATCATAGTCTGTTATGATTGTTTGTTCTAGAATTCCAAGAGCATTCTTGAATTCATCATCTAAATTTAATTCGTTTAATTGTACTGTCATATTTTTCCTATTTCGTTATTATGTACATATTATATCAAAAGTGTACCTGCGGTTTCAAGGTAATTCACTCCAAGGAAAACATCGAGCATATAACTCGTATTCTAAATTCTTTGCTTCTAACTCTGATGGATATTCATTATCGATAAACTGTCTTACATGAACCATTTCATGAGCTAGAGTCTGCATCTGTTCATAGAAATTGACACGGCGATTATCGACTCTACGAGCGATTTCTACAACGATATCTTTCTCAGTATCATCATAACACAACCCAAGACAATTATCGTCTATACGCGTCTTAAATTCGATCTCAAGCGACCATT